CAATTTCCATTGAGCGACGCTCACCGATGATGAATCCTGGCTTGTAGACCATTACACCTAGGTTAGAGTCAGCAGCACCAGCAGTATCCATGAATTCAGAGATGAATATTGGAATACCGTAGATAGCGCCAACACTACCTGTTAGGTAAGTAGCCTGAGCACCGAACTTATCAACAGTTTGGAAGTTGGTGTTAGTTACTAGGTTGTTGTAACCTTCTACGCTTGTGATATAGGCTAGGTTTGAACCTAGAGCTAGACCGTACTTACCTAGTGTTAGTCGAGCAGCAGCGATTTGGTCTGGGCCAGCTTTTGTAGTTGTACCAGCAGTCTTAGTTACTAGGCCGTTTACGCCAGCAGCTAGTTCTACAACACCTTTGATAACAGAGGTATATGCACCAGCAGCAGTTAGAGCGTTAGAAGCGCTGAATGCGCTTAGTGAACCGTCACCACGTAGAAGAGCCTTGTCGATACCACGTGCTAGGCGGCGAGTAGCTGCTTGACGTAGGAAGTCGATTAGAGGAAGAATTGTATCTTCTTCTTCGTCTTTTGCGATGTGAGTTGCAACCATGAATTTCTTTGGCTGTAGTTCTACAGCACCGATTTGAGCCTGACGGCTTGTTGGTACAGTAGTCCAATCAGTTACGCCAGCGGCGAATGAGCCTGATGGGAACTGAGCTACGAAATCGCTTGCATCTTCATCCGCTACTGGAATACGGAATGACTTGGAGTTAACTTCAACGCGATTAAACATTGGAGCAACTACTAGTTGCTGTTGCATTTCGTGGTATACGTTTGTGCTGAAAGCTTCATTTAGATTTGTGTCTGTTAGGACAGCTTTCATACGGTCGCCTAGACGTGTATTAAATACATGCTTGTTTAGGGCTTTTGATAGGAATATAGCGTTTGACTTATCACGGTCAGAGAACTGCTCGTATGAACGAGAGTTTTCAGCGTAATGCATCTTGCTTGTTTGCATAGAGCTTACTTGTTCGCGATAAGCTTTTAGCTGGCCTTTTAGCTCAGCTAGTTCTTCCATTACGCGTGGGTCGGCAGCGCGACCTGTTTCGTTAGCTACATATTCTGCAGCTTCAGCTCTTAGAACGGCTTCACCAGCCTTTTCTACTAGCTGTGCAACGCGTGGTTCTGCAACAGTAGCAACAGCAGCTTTGGTATCTACCTGGGCTGACGCAGCTTTTGTGCTGATTGTGATTGGATCACCTACGTTTTCAGTAGTCATTTTGTTCTTCTCCTCTAGAGTTTTTTGTATATTATGGCCATATACATTCAGCATAAGATCTCTATTGCTCTCCACTGGAAGGGTCTTTAGAGTCTCTACAACCATACAATTCTTATGTGCTAAATAGAAATGAGAGTCATTCCAATTAGTGTAGTTTAGTGTAACAAGATTAAGAGTGTCGTTTAATATTTTTTGTAAGCTCTTGTCATTCTTTACGGCTTCAGATGATTTTAGTTGAAGCAGTTCTATTTCTGATTTACCTATAGTAGATTTAAACTTAGATAGTATCTGAGTTTTCTCTTCGTCAAGGAATGTTTTTTCGTCGGTTACTAGTAGTTTTAAATCGTACTCACTACCAATATCCCATTTATTTACAATAGTTATATCTAAAGCGCTAATCTCTAGTGTATCGCCTGTGGCAGCACCGACCGCATCACACTTTTCAAATACGAAACGTGGGTCTTCTGCGGTAGCTATTTTAGAAGTTTTATATCTTGCACCGTCAATAACTACGAATGTTTTTTCTGTTATCTTACTTGTATCTTCGCTTAGTAGGTTTATAAAAGGAATTTGCTTCATAGGGTCTTGTTCTATTGATGCGCTTTCCTCTTCATCCTCTTGTTCTAGCACTTTAGAAGCTTTTTCTTCTTCTACTGCGAACTGACCTTTAAACTCTTTGTAAGAATCATCATTTTCAAAACTTTTGCGAATTGAAAACAGTGAGTTCTGGTTTGCAGGTACACTAACTACAGATATTTCAAGTAGTTCTAGATCTTTAATAACAAAAGTATCACTTCTCTTATCGTAGTCAGCATCTTTGATTCTAAATCCTACGCTAAAGCTTTTTAATACTCCGTCTTTTATTAGTGTCTTTACGGCGTGTTGCTTTTCAGCTGCATCGCTAACACTTGCTTCTACAAAAATACCTTTTTTATCTACAGTGATATTATTTACTCTACCAATTGGCTTTCCGTGGTCATGCTGGTATAGAAGAATTGGGTTTCTTCTGAAGTTTTCTACACCTTTAGTCCAAGCATCTGGCAGAACGATATCACCTGTTCTATCTTTGTCAGCAGTATTAGCATAGCCAGCAATTTTTAACGCTTTATTATCAGAGATACCTTTTACTGAAAAATCAGTAGTATCTATATAAAATGTTTTTTGCATTGTATGCTCCTTAAGTTTCTTGAGCTGCATCAGCAGGAATGTCTTCTACAGCATCGTTTGGCGGCCTACCACCAATAGAAGGATTAGTAGCACTACCAGTTATATTTTGAGGCATTCTAATCGTATTAGTGTCGTCAGTGTTTAGTACTGCAAACCCTAATCGTTCTCTAGCCTCATCTGCAGTGATTATGCCAGAATTTACTAGACTAACATAATATTGACTCTGTGTTCTTAAATCTGGCTGTAAAGCTGTTATAACACTCTTATCTGGTCGTATTAAACTAGAATTAAAGAACTGAGTAAATGCACTTGCGAACATTGATACTATTGGAAGTATTGTGTGCTCGTAAAATAAAACTTGGTTTGCAGCTATGTTTGCGTTATTGCCGCTTTTCATAAGAACGTATGGAACACCTAAAGCTTTTGCCATATCTTGTTCTAAACGCTCTATACTAGCTTCAAAGTCTAGGCTTTGGAAGTTTATATCACTAAATTTATCAATCTTAAGCCCGCCATCTAAAATTGCAGGGCTACGAGCACCATCAAATATAGTAGCGTAGCTAGAACGCCAAGATTGAAGAAGTCTATCTTTAACTTTTGTATTTAGCACCGAGTCAGTAGTGAGTACAACTCCAGGCACCGCATTATTTTTAAAGAATTGCTTCTGAAATTTTAAAAGAGCGTTATAAATATTTATTATATTATCTAAGCTTTTTATAGGGCTTTTGCCTCTAAAAATACTTTCGTCATTATCCATCTTTATATGGATTATCTCATCCGCACTAAATTCAATGGTACTTTGATTTTTACTATCTCTAGAGCCAGTAGCGTAACTAGAGTAGTTTGAAGTCACTAAGAACAAGTATCCTTTTACAAAGGTTTTTGGGTCTGTTATAATCTGCATATCGTTAGCAGGAAGTACATACAGGTTTGTCCCATCATAGTAAAAGAAAGCGTTACCGTCTAGTATTAAATCAAAGTATGCTCGTCTAAATAGTTTTATCCTATCTTCAAAAGGATTTGGTCTATCATTCAGCAGTTTGTTTAGTTTTTTTACTGGGCCGCCGTTGGTAATGTCAAAAGGAACTTCTACACAAGCACTAACTATCATTTCTACAGCGCGGTGTATTACTTCTATCTGGTCATAAGCGGCTTTAAAGTCTACGTTAGACTGAGGACTAGCAAAAGGCTGACGAGTGTGAATCTGTGGTTGTGCAGGATTAAGCTTTTCTACTAACCAATTTATTGGTCCTCTTGCCATTGTTGCTTATCTCCGTACTTATCTCGTTGTTTATAAATCCAGTCTCTTACACGTTCGCCCATATAATTAGAATAGGATTTGCCGTATATTTGATGAAGCTTAAGATGGTGAGACTTACATAGCGAGTAGAGATTATCGTTGGACAACTTATCACTATTATCTTGCTCAAACTGCGCTCTGTTAGTTAGAACATCTTCGTCACAGGATATAGTAATTCTATTTTCTCGTAACCAATTATTCCAAAGCTCGCTTACGCTGTATATGTGATGCAGCTCTATATCTTGCTCTGCGCCACAAATAAAACAAGGCTCTCTATCTTTATAGTTTTTCTTTATTCCGTCTCGTACCCACTTTACAGGCAGTCTAGTAAGTTTTTTATCGGATTCCTTCATTTCTTGTTCCATTATAAGTCTAAAAAATCACAAAGTCAAAAATTAAAATGTAAAAAATATAAGTTGTTTATCCGCTATAGATATCTACTGCACTAGACTTAGTGTAAGTATATATAGCGTAACGGATTGCGTCGCAAGCGTGGCTTGACCAGTCGTGTACAGGTTTTACCTTTTCAGTTCTAGAGTTCCAGCGATAAGCAGTCATACTCTTATGACAGTGATAAGCATTGTTTATATCAAACATAATTTTATCCTGAGTAACTAAGCTCTGTAAGTGAGCTATGCCGTCTGTAACGCTTTTAATAGCATTGTCACAATATATATCATACTCGTATGCAAGGTCTGCCTTTGTCTGTTGAGCAGCACTATCAATATATATCTGCTCTACCCCCCAGTGATCTATTAACTCCCTAATTCGTTCAGCGTGAACGCTAGTAGCAGCTTCGCTTGCAATATATTCATCTACAACAAAGAAATTTATATCGTCTGTAGCAATAACTACAAAAGCAGTATCATCACGGAAACCCATATCAAGTCCAGCTATAAAGGTAAAACGTCCGTCGCCCGGAGCAATTCGATAAGGTGCTTCCTCACTAGTTAAGTCTACTAGGTGTTTGTCATCATCTATCTTATAAATCTGACCTTCGAAGCTTGCCCACTCACAGTAGTATTCCTGTCTAAAAATAGTTTCAGGAAGAGAGCGTTTAGCCTCTTCAATGTCGGCTTTTTGTAGACGAGGGTTAGCGTGCCAAGGATACAGTCCACTACCCCAGTCCTCAAATTCCGTGCTTTGTCCGCGTTGATAATACTCGTATAGGTAGTTTTCTTTACCGCGAGGAGTGCTAATAAAGAGTGCCCGAGAATCGGGGAAGGTGGAAAGAGCAGGACGCAGGTCTCGTGTAAAATACTCATCGTCGCTGATAAGTGCAGCTTCGTCTACTATTAAGAAATTAGCGGCACGACCAACCAGAGAACTTCTGTTTTCCGCAGATAAAAGCCTGAAGGTGCTGTCGTTAATAAGTTGAACTACGTGGTCTTTTTGATTGTACTTTTTGGTCTCAATACCAAAGCTCTCAATAAGTTGAGCTGTATAATCCCAGATAATCGAGCTGAGGTTGAAGTTAGGTGCTACTACCAGCACTTGTTGGTTAGGCTCTAGCAGCTTAGCCAAAGCTAGAACAGCAGCAGCACTAGACTTGCCAGTACGGCGAGCACTGATATGCACCCAAAAACGCTTATCTGATAGCCCATCAATCATTGCCTGCTGACTAGGATTGAAGTCTTTAAACCCATACTTATCTGGAAGTTTTGAAGCTAGTTTGTTTATTGGTACTTTAAAATAATCTTGCATTTTTACCTATACTTATGTTGTTTCGAAGTTAGAAGTGGCATACCAGGTATTACCGCTATCTACGCTTAACAGCGAGTAAACTGAGTTTGCGTTATTAGTAGGGGGTATCGGTAATATGCCGTTAGACCATTTTACACTAAACGGCCATTTTATATAATAAGAGTTATTTGCTGTAACCTTTAACTGTAAAAAACTCATACTAGGAACATTAGCCATATTTACCGTAGTATCACCAGTAAGAGTAATGCTATACGAAGAATAAGAGTTACATTCTAGAGTCACATTGCTTCCAGATAATTCATAGTATGATCTGTAGGCTGGTCCGTTAAACTTTATTGAACTAGAGTCTAGTAGCGCACTGTTAGAAGATCTGAGATATCCTTTTGATGTAGCTATTTGAGCCGTAGAATTACTGTTAGTGATATAACCACTAGAGAATATTATAGATTTAGAATTAGCTAGTATTAGGTTAGCACTAATTGTTGAGTCTAACGAGTTAAGTACGAATTTAGAAGCTAAAATTCCAGATAGTGATAGTGCATTATTGGCGTTAGTTCTAGGTGTATCAGGGTAGACACCTGCCTGAACCAAACTAGTTCTTGTATTATCAACCAAATATAGTCTATCACTATCTCTTATAGATACCAGCTCTCCCGCTTCTAAGTAATTGCTTATTAGGTAACTATTAGCGTCAGAAAATGTATTACAGGATACGGTTATAAGACTTGAACTATTAAAGGTATCTGTACTAGAGGAGTATGCTCTAATGCTAGCAGGATACTCTCTAGACCAAAATGTGCCGTCAACAAGCCCTTTAACTCCTTGTAAAGATACATCAGAGTTTGCAGGTTGTGAGCTACCGTGAAAATGTTGCAGCAGTGAGCCTAAGGATTCATTATGTTGTATTCTACCAGTATTTATAGTAGACACTGCTATAGGAGTTATGAATTTCATTATTACATCCTTATCTTGTATAGCATTCCAGATGCCAATCCAAAACCAATTATAGTATCACCCATTGGAGTATAGTATACATAGTCTACAGGAAAAGTAATACCTAGAGCTATTCCATTTACAGTAGTATAGGTAGAAAAATCCCACGGAGCTACAAGAGTTCTATATGTATCAAAACCTTTAGAACCTAGCCCTGCATCTCTTAACGTCATAACATATCTACCACATGGAGATACGTCTATGTCTGTATAAGTAAAGCCAGTATTAGACAACAGCGTCAAGGTACTTATATCGTAAGCAGTCGAAAGTGTATACGTGTAAACAGCTCCGCCAGTATCTGCCAACATAAAATACCTACCATTTGGACTCATAATTATCTTTTTTACCGTTCTACCTCCGAAAAGAGAAAAACTTTGTGTTGTACTACTACCAAAAGTAGAAATATCCCATGGTTTACTCATTCTACATATGTTTACGCTTGCAGAACCAGTATTGTATGTAAAAGCATACTCTCCGTTTGGTGAAAAGTATAAACCTATAGCACCGCTACCGAGCTTAAATTGTGTATTAGCTCTTTTTACATATCTTATAGTAGAAAAATCCCAGGCAGTATCAAGAGCGTATTCGTAAGTAAACACAGTACCCTGAAAGAATAATTTCTTACCGCTATTGGATATAAACATTCCTAGTATACTAGAGTTACCTAATTCAGATTCTACTGGGTATGATAGCGTATAACTAGATATGTAAGCGGCACTAGCTACGTTACTCGCCTCTGACATCACATGTTTTCTAAAAGTGGGCACTTCAGCAGCATTAGATTTACTAGTGCTAAATAAGAAACTATTATTAGACGAGACGGCCAACCCGGTAGTAGTCCTGTCTCCTGTAAATGTGTAAGAAGATTTAAAGCTAAGCGAGTTGGCTTTAGCGTTTACGAGGTTATAGCCAAATGCAGTATTATTGGAGTCTATTGCATAGAACACGTTATCCCCAATCATAGTAAATGAATTCATTCCGCCTACTTGCCCGTTATTTGGCAGTACGTAGGTATTACTTAATACGGCACTCTGTAAATTCCAACTATCAGCCATATCGTATTGCTTTATGTAATTAGAAGAGCCGTAAGCACCTACCAGAATAGTGTTACCTGTAGTACTAATAGCTATGCTAGTAGGAAGATCGCTACCAAGTCTAGGAAACAAGGTTCCCGGAGCCGTATTGCTTAGTGTATAAGAGGCCACATTCCAAGACTGGCTTAATGTCTCCCTGTGGATTATTGACGCGTTTCCTCTATTAGTAACGTCATAGTTTGCATATATTACATTATTGCCATAGTCTGTAAAAGTTAAAGACCTACTATTAACTTTAGTCTGCATAACTGCGTTACTATCATATGTAACACCAGACGCAAGAGACCATGAGTTGGCTAGGTTAAACGTGTGAACAAGGTTCCCACCATTTAAATACATCTTTGTACCGTCGTCTGAAAATTCCAGCCCAAGAGCAGTACTTACTACGTTTGCATCTACTATAAAAGAGTCTGCTGCAACAGAGGAGAAAGGAAACCACGGAGTGGGCATTGTTCTTCTGTAAACCCTACTAACATTATTAGCTGTTTTAATATAGTAGAATAGATTAGTGCCAGTAGGGCTAACGTAATGACTAGTCTCAAGTATATTAGCATTTGCCATAGGTATATCAAAAGTCGATTGAGTAGATAGCGTACCTATAGACCAAGGAGTAGGCAGTATATATTTAGTAAGATATGTAAGAGAACTTCCTATAGAGAACGATACATATAAATTACCGCCATCTCTACCTATACTCATATCTTTTATAACCCAGCTAGAGACCTGTGTTACAGATGCCACGTTTGTTGCAGCATATAGATCTGAGTTAGCTGCTAATGAGTACTGTACTAATTTATAATCAGAAGATATAGCGTATATATTATTACCTGAAGGAGATGAATAAACTGCAGCCACATTAGGCGTATTAACTCGTAACCATGAGTTTGCACGGTTATATATTGAGTTAGTACATGCAGTAGCTACGTTATATGACGCTCCTAGGTTCGTCATAGACACTATACCAGTATAGTCATCCATCACGTACATCAGGTTGCCGTTAGACGAAAAGTCAAACGATCCTACTCTAGATATGTGTTGTACGTTTGATAGAAAGGTGCTACGAGCAAGAGACACATTTATAGAACCGGCAGAGTTGCCGTACATCGGTGCTTGAATTATCCCATTAGATGTAGTAGCTCCTACAAGACTAGATCCGTTAGGTGGGACATACAGCTCTCTAACATTAGTATAAAGTACAGAGTATGATACATCGCCGTTTGCAGTTGCAATATTAGATAGTGGGGTTTGTCTTGCATTAGCACTTCTTCTATAAGCATTATCAACTGGGGCGTAAAAAGATATTGTAGACTGGGACATTATGCAAAATTCTCCCCTACCACACTGCCAAACCAAGTAGTTCCACCATCTATAGTGTATAAATTAAACAGATCTATTTCTGAGAGCGTGGGTCTTACTGGAGATCTTCCATAAGACCACTTAACTGAGGCAGGCCAAGAAACAGAGTACAACGTAGTTGAGTTGGCGGCTAATAATACTGTAGCTGAGTATGAACAGTTAGTAGGAACATTAGAAAATGATATAGAAGTGTTGTTTACTAAAGTTAGATAAAATATATTACCTGTTGAGCAGTCTATAATAGAGTTAGCATTACTTATAGACGTTACTGTCTCTACAAAAGAGTTACTCTTAACACCACCGTTTATAGTCATGAAAGGTTGAGCTGTTGTGTTACTAAAGTTAACAGAGCCTGATGCAGTAGATATCGTTAGAGACGTAGCATTACTATATATATTAGCCGATCCTACTATTACTGAGTATCCCGATGCTACACTTAAATTACTATTCAGAGTAGAATCTATATCAACCCTAACGTAGCTAGAGGATGAATATCCGCCTAAAAAGTTAGCGCTATTAGCTGTTTCCACAAACCCATCAGATCCCAAGTTTATAAGCTGGTTTCCAATGTTATTAACTAGATACAATCTATTTAAGTTAGCTACTCGTACTACTTCTCCTGACTGAAATATAGAATTTGCCAATGCACTAGTAGCCTCTGCGTAGGTATTTACAGAAGTTATGCCAATACCGTTTCTGGTAAAACCTGGGTATAGAGGGTGACTAGGGGCCGCAGGGTTATACACAAATAACCTAGAGGATATCGACGCATTACCTTGCTGCATCCATAACATACCATCTTTAAGACCAGAAACGTCTTCTAGAGTAACGTTTGGTCCAGATGGGGGAGCTTCTCCATAGAAATTTTGTAACAGAGCTTGAAGCGAGGTATTGGTATCTACTCTTCCTTGAGCTATAGTAGCTAAAGCCGTAGGGGTAACAAATACATTTGAGGTCATTATTAATTCTCCGTAGGTACTAATTCATTTATTAAATTTAACAATACCTGCACCACTTGTCCAGTAGTATTTTATTTTAAAAGTGCGACTAGCAGTTATAGTTTAGAAAAAAGCAAAAAAAGCACCGATTGCCGCAGCGACGATAGCTCCAAAGCCCCAACCAGAGTTTCCTCCACCGTCGGTATTACCATTACTGGTATAAGCCTGCCATACTGCTCCGCCAGTAGCAATAGAGTCAGTTATTGTCATGTATGATACAGACACTGTTCCAGATGCTTTTGATAACGTAGCAGGGGAGGTGGGGATAGAGCTGTTGAGAGTTATTACACTACCAGCACTTCCAGATAAAGTAAAATTAGATACTGTTTGAGTCGTACCTGAGGTTAACGTAACTGTTGAAGGCCCTGATAAGAATGGATTAGCCTGAATATCGTTAAACGAATTAGAGCCTGTTATAATTAGAGTGCCTACATCATTTTGTTTTAAGTTGTAGTAAGTTTTACCTGCACCTGCGAATGTTTTTGTAGAGGTGCTGCTTAGCGAGATAGTAGAAGTTCCAGGAGTAATCACGCTAGAAGCTCCAGTAGTCCAAGAAGAACCTGTAACTGTCCAAGTACCCGACCCTAAATTTGCATTTCCAGCAATATTTACGGTTAAGGCTTGTACATCCCCGTTTGCCACTAGAGTACCGCTTGCACTTCTAGTAAGGTTACCAGACGACGAGAAATTGTCTATAAAAGTTACAGTACCGGTGTTTGAAAGACTCACAGCACCAGGGAATGTTTTTCCGTTACTGGTAAAACTAGCATCGTACGTAGCAGATTGAAAGTTTATAGAGCCTGTAGTCCCGAACGACATACCGCTAGATAACACTATATTACCATAGTTATTTATACTAGTTGTAATACTCCAAGTCCCGCTGTACCCGGTAAAATCTATTCCTCTAAAACCAGCTCCGGATGCTGTAGTAATTGGATAGGAGCCTGCAGTAACGGCAAATGTTAAAGCATTAGTTGAAGAGCCGCTACCTGTATTTATTGTGGTAGTAGTACCTGTACCAGTAGCAGTTAGTTTAATAAGACTGGTTCCAGTATGTGTAAGACCTGCTGGGTTAACTAACCAAACAGTTGTGCTCTTACCTGTAATCTCTATAGATCCGGACGTACCAAATGCAAAGGACCTTCCTGCGTTTGAGTTGTTACTGCTAAAAGCAAACATTTTAAGAGCAACGTTATCATTTATAGTTATAGTGCCTATGGTTAATGTGTATGTTCCGGTGCAAGTTAATGTGTAGCCGCTACCTATAGTTAAGTCCCCACTGGTGTGCGTCACTGTTGCACAGATAAGATTTCCGTTAGCAATAGCATGAGTGCCTGTTGTTATAGTAAAAGTACCTAAGGACGTGGAATATCCCGCCATATCAAAAGTGCCGTTTGTATAAGAGAACGTCTGAGTGGAGCCTTGTACAAATGCGTCTGCTAGTTGTAGAGTTTGTCCTACCCCGTTCATAGATATACCAAAGTTGGCAGTACTACCATTTGAGGTTATAGTTCTGGTTCCGCTAGTAGAGTTCCATAGCAGAGTAGCAGTTCCAGCAGTAGCGCTAGTAACTGTAGAGGCTCCTAACGTTAAATTACCATACATAGTATGGGTGGTATTAGAAAACGCCACAGTACCAGAAAACCCAGTAAAATCTAAATTACGGTAGCTATTACCCGTAGTTAGGGTTAAAGTATATGCGCCGTTTGTAAAATTAAAACTAAATGCACTAGCTGCTGTAGCAGTGTTAGTAATAGTTTTTGCGCCTGCAGGCCCAGTAATATCAATCATTGTTATGTTACTAGTACCAGTAAAGCTTAATCCGGTAACGCCAGTAACATTCCATACAGTACCAGTGCCAAATACGGTTATGTTTCCAGTACCAAATGCTATAGATCGAGTGTTAGTATTTGCTGAGGTAAAACCGCCTACTGTAAGAGTTGCTCCGTCATTTATAGTTATCGACCCCGCAGTAAACGTATAAAACCCACCGCAAACCACATTATAAGTAGAACCTATACTTAAATCACCGCTTGTATGAGTAACAGATGCACACGTGAGTGTGCCGTTAGTTATGGCATGAGTACCTGTAGTTATTGTAAGTATACCTACACTCGTAGTCTGAGAATTAATATCTAAGGTGCCAGTAGTAAGATTAAGCGCTCTGGCGGTGTTTTGAGTTAACCCATCTAACAGCCTAACTATGTTTGTAGTACCAGCTATAGATATGCTACATCCAATAGTTACTCCTGCAGTTGTTACCGTTTGGGTTACAGTAGAGCCTATAAAGCTTAGTGCTTGAGCTACAGAAGTACTAGTAGTAGTACTACTTAGCGTTAAGTTACCTCTTAGGGATACCGTACCTCCTAGAGTGAACGAACCAGAAAAGCCATTAAAGTCTAAGTTGTTCATAATAGAACCGGAGCTTAGAGTAAGCGCGTAAGTACCGGCGGTAATAAAGAAGTTTAAGGATTGTGCTACTGTAGCTGCACCAGCAGTTATAGTGGTAGCGGTAGAACCTGCATTAGTAAGTCTTACAGTGCCAGTACCCGTATAACTAAAACCAGTTAGTGTGCCGGTATTCCATACAGTGCCGGTACCTGTAAGATTTATCGCACCAGTACCAAAAGCTATACTTCTAGTATTACTATTTGAAGAACTAAAAGAACCGACAGACAGAGTTACTCCGTTGTTTATTGTTATAGATCCCGCTGTAAACGTGTAAGAACCTGCAGTAGATACTAATGCCCCAGTACCTATAACTATTGGGCCCGAGGTATGAACTATCGAAGCGCCAGATAGATTCCCCCCGTAGTTTATGTATGAATTTGTACCGCTTACAAAAGTTAAAATACCTAGAGTGTAAGTAACATTATTAAAATCTACTGTTCCATTGGTTATTATAAAGCTGGCAGTAGATGTTTGAGAAAAGTTATCGGCTAGTTGAAAAGTCCCACCAACTCCATTGAAGTTTATACTACAACCTATGGTATCTCCGTTACTAGTTATAGTACGAGTACCACTGGTAGCTGTCATGGACATAGACCCTGAGGTTGTAGTACTACTCATGGAACTAGAGAAGGTTATGTTACCTAATACTGAACAAGTAGTTGCGGCTTGTGCATAGGTTCCGCTAAAACCAGTAAAATCTAAGTTTTGTATTATAGTACCGGTAGCTATCGTTAGAGAATATGTGCCTGCCGTTATAGAAAAACTTATAGCTGTAAGAGGAGACGTAATAGTTGTTGCTACCGAACCGCTATAAGTAAGTTTAACTAGCGGAGTACCCGTATAACCAAAGTTTGTTGGTGTTGCGAGGTTCCACGCAGTAGCACCAGAACCAGTTACTGCTATAAAACTACCTAAACTTCCGAATGCTACTGATCTAGTATTTGAGTTAGAAGAGCTAAAGTTTCCTACTGATAGAGATACTCCATTATTTAGAGTTATAGTACCAGCAGTAAAGGTATATGTACCCGTGCACACTAAAAGATACCCGGTACCAATACTTAAATCACCGCTTGTATGAGTTACGGAGGCACAATTAAGAGTTCCATTTGTAATAGCGTGAGTACCTGTAGTTATTGTAAGTATACCTACAGATGTAGAGTACCCTGCCATATCAAAAGTGCCATTAGTATATGCAAAGGTTTGAGTAGAACCTTGTATAAATGCGTCTGCTAGCTGTAGTGTTTGCCCAACGCCATTAAGTGCGATACCAAAGTTAGCTGTGCGCCCGTTAGAGGTGATAGTTCTAGTCCCACTTGTCGAGTTCCAGGTAAATGTACTAGTACCAGCAGTAGCTGTTATTGTGGCTGTAGAACCGAGGTTTAAATTGCCATACATAGTATATGTATTAGTTAGTAGGGAACAAGTACCAGCATACCCTGTAAAGTTTAAGTTTCTAAAAGAGTTACCAGATGTAAGCGTAAGAGCATAAGTACCGTTAGTAAACGAAAAGCTCATAGCACTAGCAGCAGTAGCAGTATTAGTGACTGTAACTGCGGTAGCAGTGTTATTAGATATTATTATATTACTAGTTCCAGTAAAACTTAACCCGGTAGTACCAGTAACGTTCCAAACAGTACCAGTACTTGTAGTAGTGATAGAGCCTGTACCAAAAGCTATACTCCTAGTACCAGTGTTTGCAGAGCTAAACAAGCCAACAGATAAGTTAGCTCCATCATTTATAGTTATAGAGCCGGCAGTGAAAGTGTAAGTGCCTGTACAGGATAAAAGATATCCCGTACCAATTGCTATATCGCCACTGGTATGAGTAACAGAAGCACACGTGAGTGTGCCGTTAGTAATAGCATGAGTGCCAGACTGTATATTTAATACACCAAGACTCGTAGTTTTTGAGTTAACGTCTAAGGTACCATTTATTAGATAAAAAGTTTGTGTAGAGGTCATAGCAAAGTTATCAGCAAACTGAATAGTTTGCCCTACACCATCTATTGATAGACCTAATCCTATAGTACGACCGTTTGTAGTAATAGTCTTGGTACCAGAAGTACTAGCCCAGGTTAAACTTTTAATAGTGGTAGTACTACCTACAAAAGTACCTCCTGAAGCGGGGATAGTTAAATTTCCGTATATAGTAGATTGGTTAGTAGAAACCCACGTACCATTAAAACCCGTAAAGTTAATATCTCTAAATACTACCCCAAAAGCAGTCAATGAGTAAGTACCGTTTATAAAATTAAAATTAAGAGCCCCAGCTTCATTACCATTATGGTTTATAGTTACTGCGGTTGCTGTGTTGTTAGATATATTTACTGTCGGAGTTCCAGTATATGATATGTTATTATTAGTATTAGAGACGTTCCAAACTGTGCCTGATCCAGTAGTAGTTATTGCCCCAGTAGTTCCAAAGGCAAATGCTCTAGTGACGGCAGTATTTGTAGATACAAAAGTAGTAGTAGAGAGTGTAAAGTTGTTTAAATCCAGAGTTCCAGCAATCAGAGTTGTTGAAGCGCCAGTCACGGTCATATTTGACAGTAACCTACGAGTCCCTGCTCCAGAGAAACTAACAGGACCGGGGAAACTATTACCGCCTGTATTAATAGTTTGAGTTGAACCAGACCCTACTGCAAACGTAGTAGTAGCTGTTACAGTCCACACTAAATTGGTGCTAGGTAAACTAAAGTTGCCACCTACTACCGATAAACCACCACTAGCCCCTGACCCAAGAGTAAGAGTGCCAGCTAAGCCAGAAATAGTAAGACTTAGTACACTTACAGACGATGATATACTTACTCCAAACGTTGGATTACCAGCATTACTATTTAGGTCAAAAAAAACATCATCACCAGAAGTAGGTACAGACGCCCCACCTGCGCCTCCGCTTGTTGCAGACCAGTTTGTGGTTGTAGTGGTGTCCCAAGTGCCATTCCCACCTACCCAATATCTATTAGCCATAATTACTCCTGATTAATTACCGTATCTACTACTGGCACTGTTGGTTCTTCGTATATAACTGGCGGTGCAGTTACTACAGCCAACCATCTATCAAACCTAGATTGCTTGATGGATTCAATCTCTACATCACTTAGGTTATGGTCATCTTCTAGGTGTAGCGCATCTCTATAAGTATAAGTACCATCTGTCATTTCAAAATCTATTTTTATCATCTTATCCCCTCAATTAAAATCCAAAGTTCTTAGCTATCATGTGCCATTTACTATCTGCTGTCATATACATGAACCCCATATAGTCGGTCTTGCTTGAGCCTGTAGTTGTAGCAGGCAGCGAACCGTCAGTAGAACCAGCAAATACAGGGTCCCATGAGAATGTTTGTACGTTAGTACTCTTTATACGTAGGATGAACTTTTCTGAATCTGTTATAGTTCCCGTAGGTGCATTTATGGTTAGGGTTCCTACTGCTTGAGTATTGTTTTGCTGTGCTATATCTGTAGTATCAGCGTTTACTGTTATAGAAGTTGCATCTGCAAGGTAAACTAATCTTGGACCTATACTCGATATGGTTATAGTATCGCTAGCAGCATTAGTAGTTATAGACATACCGTTTCCGGCAACTAAAGTTACAGTATCAGTGAATCCATCAGCTACTACATCACTTTGCCCAGCAACTACAAAAGCATTAAAGCTTCTTATGCTAGAGTATAGAGTGAAGTCATTAGCATAAGCTGATAATAACGTTGTATAATCGTTTGCGCGCGCTGTTAGTAGAGTTGAGGCGTCATTGGAATAAGCACTTAGTAGTGTTGAGTAATCGTTTGCATTTACCCAGGTGTTAGAGGCATCTCCACCCCCAGGACCTGCAGAAACATTTTTATTTTCAAAACGATTATTAGCTGCTATATATGTTATAACCTGTCCATCTTGTAAATTATTAAGGTACGTACTCTCATCTTCAAAAAGAGAACTTCCATATGTAGGGCGTACAAACAGTGTACCGTTGTTTGCATGTTTATTGATAACTATAGCAACAGTTACTATATTATTAGGAGCAATAGGTACTGTATTGGCTAAACCTCCTGGAACTGCAGGATTTGCGTATAGAATATCGCCCTCACTGAACATAGAAGTGTCTAGCCCACGAACTTTACCAAATGCGGTAACAAATCCGTCTGCACCCGCTGCAATGTCTTCAGTAGTAATACCGAGTATGTATTTAGACGGTACAGAACCGTTAGCTACGGCTGGCTCTACGTGTATACGACCGCTAGCTCCGTTTGTACCATTAGCCATTACCACAGTACCGTCAGGTATTACGCTTGCTGTATGGTTTTTAACGTAGTAGTACGTTTCTTGACCTAGCTGTAGAGTGGTATTTACATTCATGCCAACGTCTACAGTATTATCATCTATGTTCCACGCAAGCTGACCAGCCCCGCCAACAGCAGTTGGCGAGGCTACATTCATTTGAATGCTGTCTACACTTGTTATGTTACCTTCTATATAGGCATTAGCGCCTACGTGCAAGCCTAGCTTGACTCTAAAATCTTTATCCGCCATCTGTTCCCTATCCCTAGATGACTAACTATT